TGCTGTACGAAGTCTTGTTTTTGGCCTTGAGTAAGCTCTTAATCTTTCCCTGATAGGCTGTGTTCGCGGTCACACGCGCATTTATCTCGGTTCGCACAGCGTTGCGGATAGAGTTCGCCTCTGCCGGGGTAAATTTCACGCTTGGGGCAATCTTTTTGATCTCGTTCACAGTAAAAGACTCCGAACGGGGACGAATCTCGCGCAACCACTCGTCATGCAGGACGTTCATCTCCCGCTGCTCAAGATTGCCGCTTTCTGTTCCGGTTTTCGTGCCCGGTTGCTGGCCTTGAATGGCTTTTGGCGCTATCGGGTTCCTGGCGGTCGTGTTGATCTGCTCCACAACGCCCTTGATTGCCTTAAATGCCTCAATTACCGTCTGCAGGTTGGGGTCATCGGAAGTTTGCGGCAAAACGCGTTCCAAAAGAGCAAGTTGTAGTGGAATCCCCGCATTACCCAGATACCCGGATACAGATTTGCAGATGTAGGCCGAAAATCCCTCTGGGTTAACCTCTGCAAAGCGGTCCATCGCCGCAGGAATCAGCTTTTGGAAGCTCTCAGGGTTGGCTTCGACCATCTGGTTGATAAGTTTGGGGTCGCCAGCCTGGAATGCGTTGTCATAATCGCGCCAGAATGACCGCTCGGCCAGAGTATTCGAGATTACCTGCTCAATCGGCGTTGATCCCGGCACATACTCGGCATCGTCGGTATTGTCGTCAAGCTGCTCCATCAGCTTTAGCCGCTCAACGGTTTTTGCAACGCCATCAGGAAGCAGTTTTCTGGATTCTTCCCAATGATGCAGCGCCTTTTTAACCTCGCGGTGCAAATCTGGAGAATCTTTCAGCTTGTCCTTGAGTTGCTTCCAAGTACTCGCGGCCGACGCTGGTTCACCGTCAACCGACTGCGCCTGTTCCGCACCTTCAACTTCCGCTTCGGCTCCCTGCTCAACTTCTTCCGCGCCCTCAGATTCGAGTTCCGCGCCCACGTCAAGTACCGCTTCATCTGCCATTTCTCTCTCCTTTTAGACTGTTGCCGTTCCCCGTGTTCCTGGTGCTGCCGCGTTCAAATAACTACATGCTGCCGTCAATCGCTCCACGTCATCTTCAAACGCCCCTATAGCCCAATTGCATCGCTCGCACAATAATCCACGGACACATTTTCCGCATGAGTATCGAGATTTCGAGCAGCACTTATGGTCATGATCGACGGAAAGTTTCTTCCCGTTCGGAACTTTTTTGCAGATCGCGCAAGTCCCATTTTGCGAAGCAAGCAATTCCTCATACCTTTGCCAGGAAATGTGATATTGGACTCTGAGTTTTCTCCTGAAATGATATTCAGAGTCGTATCTTTTCCAATGCTTTCTACCTGTTGCGAGGAGCATCCGCTGATAGACGCGAACGCACTCCTTACAGCTAGGCTGTAGGTATTTGCGTCTCGGACTTCCCTCTTTTGCCATCCGGTCAAATTCATCTTTACTCTTTTCAACTCCGCACGTTCGGCAAATCTTCACGGCACTTAATTGGCTCGGTCTCATGTTTAAAGAATACCATATATTCCTTAAACTGTCGCTGTACCTCTTGTGCCTGGAGATGCAGCATTTTTAGAAACTGACGATTGAGCTTCGGGAGCGGCCTCTTTTATTCCGGCTTGGGAATTCATAGCCTGTCTACCCGAACTATCCTCGTCCTTGAAGTTTATCGACTCGCTCGGAGGCTTCATCTGCTGTTGAGCTTGGGCCGCTGCCTGGGCCTGAGCCGCCATCATCTGATCGTGAACCGCTTTGTGCATCCTCACGTTTTGGATACCGAGTGCGGCACGTTTCAAGGCATCTTCGGGTGCTTCCCCATCTTCCGGCTGAGCTACATTCATCCTCAACCAGCAATCCTCGCTCGATAGGTATTCTTGGCACTTTGCTGACTCCCACTTGTGATAATCGTCTTGCTCTGGCATTATTGACGGCTGCGGCTGTGGAGGAGCATACGGCGGGGCTGGTAAACCTTGCTGCTCAGCCTGTAATGCCTGCTCCGCGTGTTGAACCGCATATTGAGCAATTTCCTCTGGCGCTGGAATGTTTGGCGGTTCCTGCAAAAGTAGTTCAAGCTCTCTCGCCTGCTTCTTGTACGCGATTGCCGGGATGAACACCAAGTCCTGATTGCCATTGAGTTCGATGAACTCCTCCCAGTTGTCGGGTGACTCGAAGAGCGCTTGCCCAACCGGAGAAGCGGCGGCCATCTTCACAAGGTCGGTAAGATTCGCCCGCTTCGCCGCCGTAGTCTCCGGGAAAGATGAATCGGACACATGGGAATGGAACTTGCCCTTTTTCAACCGTTCCATCTTTACGGTGATCTTCGCCCCGTCCTTACCAACGACGGCTATCTCCGTTCCATGGTCGGGATTCTTGGATGCCAGCCGCGCCGCCTTCTCTGCGATCCCCGCGAATAGAATCTGCAAATATCCCCACGATGGGCCGAGCATCCCCATTGCCTGAGAACGCTCCATTGCTGTCTTTGATGCAGGGTCGCCAGACTTAGATTCCCCCTGAAGGACAGGCATCGATCCGGAAATATCCTGCGACACTGGCCCACGAAGCTCTTCAATCGCCTCATCGAATCCCTCTGGAGGCGCCGCAGGAGGTTCGCGGTAAACTATCTGCTTCCCGATCTCCTGATCTGGCGGCCCCTCTTTCAGCAGCACATAATCATTCGGACGGCTCCGCTGATTTGAGATAGCCTGATAATCTTCGTCGCTGCCCCGGAAATACGTTACACTCCAGCCGGTTTCGTAATTCTCCCTTTTGGCATTCATGTAGTCGTTGTAGGCGTCTTGGACAACCTTCATCGGCTCCATCAGCGCCCCGCCGGTCATGCCATCGCGCTCCATCGGGAACACAATATCAATCGCATCGTCAGGGCACTCATTCCAGCTTTCTGAGTACGACTTGCCTACATATTTGACATGGCACCCATCAGGGAACAGTTGCAGGAACTTGTCTCGATAAGTGAACTCTTTGCCATCATCGCGCACGTCTTTTTCATCAGCGCCCGGATAAGCAGAATCGAACATCTTGTCTTGGAACACTTCAGGGCGAAGGAAACCGTTCAACTCGGTCGTAAGGTAATTCAGCGCCAGACCGGTAAGGAAAAATCCCTTTTTCGCTTGCTTGACTCCAATTCGCGCAAAGCGATTCCAGTCCGATTCGCCAATAGACGACTCCCCGGCGGTGATCTTCGAGCGAATCCACTCATTCTGTGCTTTTAGGGTAAGAACATTCTTATCGTCAAACAGGAAGCAGTACGGCGCGTCGGACCAGCACTTGCAGACGATGGGAACCTTGGACTCCATTGTTCCGTAAATGTCTGCCATCTCCATTGAGCGCGGCTCATCCTCATCATTCAAGCCAAAACGCGCCTTGGATTTCAGCGTGTGCGTCCATGCGATTGTCCGGCCCGACATTCCCATCATGTAAGAGACGCGCTTTTGAATCCTCTTTACCGCGCCGCCTTTTTCCGACCGGTCGAATATCTCCCAGAACCCTTCAGCCGTCTCAGATGCCTCGATGGACTCAGAATCCTGCTTATCCGCCGAGAACCCAATGCCGGGAGGATTCTGTGTTAGCACCGCATCGAGCGAACGCCAACGCGCTCTGAAAATGTTGTAAGCGCCCATAAACATTGGGCATTGAACATTCTGGCCATTACCGATATCAACATATCCGCCAGCCGTACCAACCTGGTAAACACCTGTTGACCAGTTGGGGTAAACGTGCTGGATTCCATCGTAATAGAAGCGCATGATGCGGTCGAGCAGCACTTCGATGCGCCGGTCGTACATTTCCTGGTCTTGGAGTTTCTTTACGATGCCTTCTAGCTTGTCAGTCAAGTCTTGAGGCATATCCCGGTTATTCTCGCCGTAGGTTGGCGGATCATCGGGCTGTGGAACCGAGTCCAGGCCGGTTTCGTCCGCTTCAAGTCCATCCGGGAGTAGGGCGTTAGTTGCGATTTGCGGCCTCGATTCCCAAGTTCACCACATCCTCACGCGCTAGAATCGCCGCCATTGCCCTTGCAATCACGTCACAGCACGGCTTTCCGTCGGTAATCATACTCAGGCAGTACGGGCATTGAATCAGGCAGTCCTTGGGCGACAACCGCGCTTCCCGCATCTGCTTCCACACGTAATCGAGCTTTTGCTGTCCGGTCATGCACTGGCAGCACGGCCCTTGCGTGAGGGCGTTCCATGCGTGGCGTACACAGTATGCGCCGTTGTGGTTCATCGCTGATACAACTTTCCCCGCGCCTTGGACTTGATGCGCTCGGCTTCCGATTCGCTGATGTTGCCAGCGTGTTCGCTGCGGGTTGCGCCGCTGATCGCCAGTCGAGCGTGTGTGGCATCATTGACTGGGAAGCTGCGCCCAGGTCCGGCAAAGGAACTCTTCGGCATCTTCTTGCGGTCTGCTGCATAGAGTTTGCTCATCGCTCATCTCGCATGATGTCTGCAACAAGCTCTTGCGGTTCTCGTTCATCCTCAAGCAACAAAGAAGATGATTCCACACAGATTGCAGACTTGGTTCTTGGACGAAATGTTAAATCTTTCACAATTGGGTGGTTAAGAGGTACAACAGATGCTACATCGGAAAGCCATACCCAAGCGCCTCCAATCAAAACCATTTTGTCGTCTTTATCTCGCGCCATATAGTTTCCCCTTCCGATCAGGCTTGCCCTTCTCGGAGCCAACGCTAAAATCGTGTAATTGCGAATGGGACATCTTGAGCAGCCCCCGGTTTCTCGAATAGAGTTTGCCAGGGGCGTGCTCCGCGATTTGCATGGCGGTTTGTTGCGCAACACTTTTAGCTGGAATGGTCGCCTCCCATGTGCGATGCAATTCTTGCACATCTTTCGGTAAAATCAGACAACGACATTTCCCGCTTCATAAAGTTGCACGGTTTACAACATGAAACCGTATTTTCCTTGGAATATCCAAGATTGTTATCAACCCTGTCAATGCCATTCAACACGATCTCCTCGAAAACCGTTCGCTTCACCTGCGCCGGACTATCTCCACAATAAAAGCATGAAGATTGAGTGAGTCTTGAAAATTCCTCTGGCGTCAATGAAAAATCAAGACCTCTTACGATTGCACTTCGTCTTGATTCCCCAAAAGACTTTCTCATAGTAGCGCCAGGGCGTCTCATAGATAAACGTCGGCGCGCCTTTACTTCTGGAGCATGTTTATTGCAGCCGCAACTTGTGGTTCTTCCAGACTCAAGACTACTAGCTACCCGAACCACACTGTTTCCACAATCGCATAAACACAACCAAGAAATTTGCCTCTTCGAGTTTCTTCCATACTCACACACAACCTCAAGTTTTCCGAATCGCATTCCAGTGAGGTTATGCGCATTATGATGAAAGGTTCCCTCTGGGACCGTAATGGGTCGCGGTCCAGAGGAGAGACGTGTTTGCGCCTTCGATACTGATGGCATTATTGCACCGAAACAGAATACTCCAGAATCACCTTCAAGGTTCCTGTTCCTGTAGTGAAGGCTCCGGTTGCATTGGTGATGTAGATGGGCTGATTGAGCACGT